GGATCAGTATTTTCATCTTCAGCATCTTTAATAGCATCCTCTTTTTCTCCCGATGCGATCTTCGCCCGTAAATCATTTCTTCTTTGTGTTAAATCTTTATATTCCTGCGAAGTAATGTCAAGTATTGTAGCAATATGACGATCCAATTCAGCTAACTCAGAACGTTGGTTGCTCAGTACAGCATCTCTTCTTATACCCTCTTCACGTTTCTGGATTGCAGTTAATTCTTTTTGAAATTTCTCATAGCTAATCTTTCCCTGCAAGAATCTGTTTGAAGCATCTCTGACTTCATTAGCTAAATTTTCATCACGGAATATTAAACCGATATTAAAACCTGAGCCAATAGCGTCAAGTGATTTTTTAAATATATCAGCAGCCAAATCTTTACGCTGAGCAGCGAAACGTGCAAGGATATTAAGTGAGTTTTGCTCACCTACTTCGATTATACCAGCCTTAACTCGCTGATACGTTTCCTCACCAATCAGTAACCTATCAAGATCCAATGCCTTCAATCTATCATCAGTAAATTCCTTTTGATCAGCTAATTCTTGTTGCTCATTGAAATCAATTAACTGCTTACGCTTCTCAAACTCGTCTTGGATAAGGTTTAAAGTATCTTCTGTAGTTTGCGATTGCAGTTTTGCAAGTTCGTCGTTTAATTTTTCTCTTGCTTCTAAAACTTTTTTATTGAAGTCGGCTAATGCTTTGTCAAGTTCTATTTTATTAGCATCAACGGCTAATTTTACAAGTATGTCAGCCTGAGGCTGTGTTAATTTTTGTTCTTTTAATAACTGAGCTATACGATTCTGTTCAACTGTAAGTTTAGCAGCAAACTCATCGTTGATGGCTTTAATACCTGTTTCTTCTGAACGCCTTAGTTCAGCAATCTTAGCAAGCAAACGACCACGTTCTTGAATAAAAACATTTTCAATCTTACTCCCACCTTCCTTAAATAAAGATTCTACAGTTATAAAATCAACTCCAAACTTCAATGCGTTATTTAAAGCATCCTGTGCAGTATCTAGACTGTCGAATAAACCTCTTAATTCAGAACTTACGCCAACGTTCTGCGATGCTATTTGTTGTTTACGTAGATTAATTGTGCGTAATTGATTCCTTACATTAGCATCTTGAAGTACTTGCAACTTTTCGCTATTCTTTGCGCCTGCTTCTATTTGTTCATCACTTATTCCTGATAATGCAAGTATTTCATTTGTAGTAACTGGTTTTATTCCTAATATTTTTGCACGATTCTGAACAAGTATATTAGCCCTTTCATCAAGTGCTTTCTGTTCTGCCTGTAGTCTTGCAGTAGCAGCCTGCTGATTAACATCTAACACAGGACTTTTGGCAGAAATCTCTGCTTGGATCTTAAAAACCTCTTCAGCCTTTTGCGCTATTACTGTTTCCGCTGCTCTTGCTAGTGCACGTTCTTTTATCTTAGCAATTTGCGTATCAATAGCTTTATTTATCAGAGCTATATTATCAATCTGCTTTAAGTCGATCTTATTCCCCTCTTCAGCAGTTTTATTATATTCTTTTGCTAATGCAGTACGTTGTTTTTGAGAAATAGTAACATCGTTCAGTTTAGTTTTTATCAAATCTAAATGAACAACCTCAGCAGCAAATGAACTTGCAGCAGCTTGCCCAATTTCTGTTTGCGCTTTCTGTTCAGCGGCAGCTTCTTTACTTGCTTCTCCTAATTTTTGGTAAGCAATAACAAGTCCTGTGATAGCAGCTATCGCAATACCGATTCCAGTACCGGCCAGGGCTAATTTAAAACCCTTCAATACCCCCGTACTTGCCCCCACTACAGCAGTATAAGCAGCTTGCGCCCCTGACTGAGCTAACGTAGCTAGCACCCCTTCCCTTCTTGTTAAGTTGCTCAACTGCTCTAAAGACTGAAGCAACTGCATAGCTGCGAAAAGCTGTATGGTTTTCTTCTGTAGCTCTTCATTCTGATCACCTACTAATACTGATACTGAAGTGTAAGCTGAAAATGCAGCAGTAGCAGCAGTGATAGCACCTTTACCGAAATCCAACGCTTTAGTATCTGAGGCAAGTATTTTTATCCGTTGTTGCTGATCTCCGTAAGCATCAGTTAATGAAGCCACCCGTTTTTCAAGTTCGAAGTATTCTTTTGAGTTAGCCTTTCCAGCTTGCTCCATCTTCACCAGCTCTTCCCTTCCCTGCCGGATCTGTGTTCTTAGTGATACAGTAGATTGTCCTGCTGATTCTGCGGCTGCGTCATAATCTGCCAATGCTTTCTTCCCAGCTTCAACCGCTGGAGCAAGAGCCTTAAACTCTTCAGATTCTTGATTCATTTCAGACAAAGCCAATTCTGCTGCTGCAATAGCACCCCGTAATTGCTCAAACTCTGCTGCTGAAGCACCTACAGCTTCACCTAATCCAGTGCCGCCTAATGGCAGTTGGGGTATATTCTGTGGAGTTACAGGAGGGATAGCAATACGACCCTTAGCGGTTGAGTTTGCGAAATCAGTTGCCAGTTTCGTGGCTTTCTGGTATTCAATTTCGGTTTGCTTAACTAAGTCAGTAAGTTTCTGTTGTTCTACCTGAGCCGATTTTAAAGCGTCCTGCCGCTGCTTAATTATTCCGGTATTACTTCCTTTATTTGCGTTATCAAGCTCTTGTTGCTGACGTAATACAGCGTCTGAAGCGGCTTTGAGTGCAATCTTAGCTTCTGCGAGTTTCTTATTAGCTGCATCTTGAGCTTGGGAGAACTTATTTGTAGATGCAGTTAGCGAATCAACCCCTTTAATATAGGCCGAATCGTCTATCTCCAGTTTGTAGATCGTCCGTTGAATTTCGTCTGCCATAGCGATTAAAGAAAAATCCCCATTTGTCTCTAATCGTTAGGTAAAGATAGTAGTTTTTCGATAATTGCAGAATGTTAATAACTTTTTTAGGTAATTGTTTACAAGTATCAAAGTAAAGGCTATATTTACACTTCAAACGCAAACAACATGAAACAAGCGACATTAACTTTAGAAAATCAAAATAAAGAATACTTGGATTTGTATGGTGATTGCTTAAAGCCATTTGTTGAACTACCAACTACATCTACATTCGACGATATTAAAAAGCAAGTTGATACTAACTCAACTGTTGGTTATATACATTCTATCAAAATAGGCAATCGTTGTGTAATAGCTCAAAGAAAATTTACATGGAAAAGTAATGTAGCAAAAACAGCATACTTACACATTATGATAGTTAAAAGTTTTGAGAACCCTATTGTAGTTGAACATTGGAGAGAACAAAAGAACGGTAATTTTAAAACATTATAAAAAAAACAAACTATATGAATTACGAAAAATGTAGTATTTGCGGGGCTGAATATGGGCTGCATAAATCAGAAACAAATAAATGCCCTGTTAATGGAAGAGAAGAAACAAGGGAAGGGTATAAGCAAAAATGGGATAATACATATTTTACTCCATTCAATAACGTATCATCGTTGCCAATAGGGGTAAAAGATATTGATATATCTGAATTTGCCAGTACCATATACGATAAATGGGCTGTAATAATAGATGAAAGAAGAATAATGACAAGAGATTTATTCACATTAGCAATTCAAGACATAATTAAACCAATATGAAACAACTTCCTAAATGCGTTAATTGTAAATGGGCCGGACATAATAGAAAAACAGCTACTTCTAATGATGGTTGTTATTTACCAAACAACTTGCCGGATAGGAGGAATTTAAAATACACAACTAATTCATCACGGGCAACCCATTGCGATAAACACGACTTTTTAAAAACTAAAAAATGAAACAAGAAACCAGAGGCGGCAAACGAGAAGGCTCAGGCCGTCCGAAACTTGCACCTACAAAGGTGCTTGCATACAGAGTACCGATATCGAAAGCTATTAAGATTGATAAAGCTATAAGGAAACTATTAACTGGATTGCTTCTTTAACTTCTTATAATCCTCATTTTTCTGCTCCACCTCCTGAATAAACAACGATAATTCCTGGTAATACTCCCCTGTAGTATATTGAAACAACCGATCACGTTCTGATATTACCCCGTTTGTAATACTTCGCATCATTAATTGCATTGATCGTTCCGAATCCGCTGCTTTCTGGATCTCTTCACTGAATGAACCTATCTTTTTCTTTATTGTACCGAAGCAATTTGGGAAAGTTGCGCTAAGAACGCTGAATACCGTTCTGTGATACCGATCTGATGTTTCAAAAAAAAACCACACATTTCAATATCTGCCTCCAACAGTGACATTTTCTTTATCTGCAAATTATTATCAAACGAATCTATTGGCTCATCGTTCAATGTGAAGTATACACACGTTAACGAAACCATTTGCTTTATTGCATCAGTAGCGTTATTAGCCTTACTCTCAAAATCCAAAACATTAGCATAAGCCTTTTCGTACCTGTCTGTATCCTGTGACTTCAGTATAGTTTTCAATCCAGATATGTGAGAAGTCAGATCATCTTTACTTAATCCTAAAGCATACAGTGAAGTAATCTTAGTTGCTGCGAAGTTCCTGGTATAAGGCATTGCAGTTAAATCAGAGAACGACCACCATTTGTTACCATCCTTATCGGTGTACATCAAATTCATTACAGATTTTGTACCTGTAGCTGAATTTAAGTAACTTCTTTCTTTACCATTATCCGATTCTAGTTTCCACATTTAGATTTCCTTGCTAGTATTTTTAAAACAGCAATATTAAATCCGTACTTCTTTATCATATACTTGCTAACAAATATAACATCAACTATCTTACCTGTCAAACCAGTACATTTTAATTCAGACTTAACTTTCATCTCATATTATTTAACGATAACTTAAGCATACTTCTACTAAACATTATCACACTCGCTTGCATCAAAATTATTAAATCTTCGTCATTATACAACTCAAACTCATCTTCGATTATATCAACAATAGTTTTAAAGATACTATATTCTAGTGAAAAGTTGATGCACATTGATTTAATCTCCATTGCGCTGTAGGTCGGGGCTATTATCATACAATTTCAGATTGATAAATTTACTAAGAAAAGTCCAATTAAAGTAACGCCACGCATCTAATAAGTGCGTTTTGTGCTTATCTTTTGACTTATCAATATCTCCATGAGTATCTACTTCACAACTTTCAATATCTGCAACCAAGTATGGAACACGATCAGAAAACAAATAGTCAGTATGCTTGCTTAGTAATGAATTACATAATACTCTTGTATTCTTTATTCTCGGATTAGCTGAAGGTATTTTAAATTGATGAATACCTAACCTTAATTTGCTTTGAATAACCTTATAATAATTCAAGTCTCTTTTTAACGCTGTTCTATTCATACCAGAAGCATCACCAGTTACTAATAACATCTTATCTGAGTAGTCTAAAAATATCCTTGCGCAAAGTTCCTCAATATCGCTATTCATTAACCTGTATTCATCCAATATTCTAACTTTATTTAACCCGTCGCATTGACCGACCATGCAAGTAATAGGCTCTACGTTAAAATCGAATGAAAGTATTATTGGTAAGAATGGTAACGATTGAAGTCCTGCGACAATATGTTTCTTTCTTTCAAACTTATAGATGAATTTATTAACGGCTAATGAAACATCTTCTGCTAAATACTCGCAATTAAAAACCTCTTCATCGAGCTGCTCTTTAGCTTCGTCAATTTCTGCTGGATCTAAGTACGGGTTATCATAACTTGAATATTTCCAATTCATCCACTTCTCATTATCTAATCTGCATAATGATTTAAAATAACTTTCGCCAAAAGCCGGGGTAGATAAAAACCAGGCATCACCTTTCATATCCGTAAGCGTTGGCCTGATTACCCGCTGCCATGAATTTTTAAGATCAGCTACTATTTCGGCTTCATCAATAATTATACGTTTGTACTTATTACCTCTTATTGAATCCGCCGAATCCATTGACCACATATTGATCGTACCACCGCCAACTAATTCAATTCGCTTCTCTGTTTCAGATTTGCTTTTAGTTACCCCGTAAACTATCCCGTTAATAGCTCTCCATACCTCCATTACCATTTTATATGTAGGCGCACAATACGCAACAGGGAAACCATTTAACGCTCCATTACTTTTATCTTCAGGTGATAACAATAGTTCTTCAGCCAATTTCGTTTTCCCGAATCTTCTACCGCATTTCAAAGTGTTGAATCTTCTGCGCTCATTCATTATTGTATTCTGCGCCGGATGTAATTCATCCATTCGTATTTGGAAGGGTTTGTTCATGGTAGGTCGCCCTCGTACACATGGAACACAAACGGAGCAACTAAAACAGTATTTATAAATCTAAGTGATGCAATACCTTCAGGCAACTCTTGACCTGTACAGTAAATGTAAATAGTTCTTTCTTCAAGTTTGTTTTGAGGATTACATACATACCAAATACAAACAATATGATTTTGATTATCAGCTGAAATTATTTGTGATCCAAAGGGAAGTAATACTTTATTGTAAGTATTAAAATCTTTTAATTGCAGCTTATAGATAACCTTACTCATACCAAATGTTTTTTATCTCTTATATTAGTTGCCATCCGGTATGTATGGAAAATGTAGATTCCATTCATCCTTAACACATCCAACCCCGCAGCAACTATTTTCAAATGATACTTATTATCAACTCCGAGACAGCCGTCATCAAACTTAACACGATCCCATGTACTCTTACGAATTACCATTAAGAAACCGCTGATTGGTTTTAGTAGTAATGTAGTATCGTATAACCCAACTTCACGTCTCTTAGCTATGTTAATATGATTACGGATTGAATCATTCTCATCACATCTGTAAGATAATAATTGCTCCCCATTAGCCAGCCTATTCGTATAACAAGTCAATATCCCTGCATTCGGAAATAGTTCTGTGTAGTGTGATATATGACGAATAGTATCAGGAAGTAAGAATAATGTGTCGTGATCTTTGAGGCATACCCAATCATCCTGCCCGAAGTATGACATGGTTTTGTTATATGCGGCTCCGAGATTACGCTCGTTATCGTATGGCTCTACTATGTGTAGCATTATGCGGTATCATATTTTGTAATCCAATCAGCAATTATATCAATATCATACCCATCACACACCCATACTAAAAGAGATTGTTTAAATTGAGCAGGATCATTAGACCGGCTAATACTAATAACAAAATCTGGTTTATCTGCTCCGTCTTGCATAAGTTGAATTGGGAATGCCATTGAATCTTTTACATGAACCCTAAACGTAGCGCTTTCAAGATGGATATGTGCGGTCTTTAAAATATCTTCAATCATACTTTCACTTTATTACTTACATTATGCGGTTTCCCTTTTCCTATTCGATCAGTTTTTACAATTACTTTCTCCACCCATTCAAGCGGTAACACTTTCGATACGTCTTGAATAAACCTGAAATCTGCTGCTGGTAGTCCATCGAACATCGCTATATTTTTCTTACTATGATGTAAGATAATACAAGGCATACCAATTAATCCACGTTTAATAGTTTTATTTCTCATTTGAACTACTCCAGGTTTACGCATCTGACCACGCAAGAACTGACAGATAATACCTACTTCTGGATTTATTAAGTGTTTAACTATATCACCGATTGCAGACTTATTATGTATGAAATCATCGTCATCAATAATTATAAACCATCCTTCATTAACTTGCTCTTTCAATTCGTTTAAATATAAATTCCAGTAATAACCATTATCACCTTTCTGTACTCGTATCTTATCACACCAATCAGGAATATAATCACATTCAAAATCATAACTAACTATAACCCTGATACTTTTATACGTTTGTTGCTGGATAGATTGCAGACAACGCTGGAATAATATCGGACGTTGAGAAGTTCGGATTAATATGTTAATTAGTGGTTGCATAGGTTTGGTTAAAATAATCTCCAGCATCTTCGTATTTGTCATGCTCTGATATACCTTCATCATACCCAGCATTAAAAGCTGATTTAATTAAATCCTTTTCCTTAGCAAGCAATTCAGTAGCCTTTTTCATTATTGAACTTCTTGGATAGTCATTCATTGCACCGCCTTTTTCTATCCATTCAATTAGCTCTTGCATAACTGTATTCATAACCCTTTATTTACTTTCTCAATAATCGCATCACTCAACCTCTTCCCCACTATCCTATAATCGAATTTACGAATTAAGTCAAGAGCATTGCCGGATAAATACTTTGCATACTGTTCGTTACTCAGTATCTTCAATATCCCTGCCCTCATAGCTTCACTATCACCTTCTTTAACCCTGATACAAGTGAAATCATCTATCGCAAACGAACTATTGCAAGGCGTCTCTGTACATACTACAGGCACACCACAGGCCATTGCTTCAGCTACCGGGTTACACCACCCGCCTCTAACGTGACCGTCTACAAACACCCTACTATCACATAGGAACTTCTTTAAATCGTCTTGCTTAATCCCCTTACGGTAGTATGATTTATTACTGATCTTTCCAATCGCTTCAGATACTGTCTTGCTATCTTTCCGAGGGCGTGGATCGTTAGACCAGGAAACATCAAACATCTTTTTCCTTACTACTGGTTTGAACTGAGTTGTATTGATACCACCGATTGACGGGCCGCAATCTGGGTTGAAGTATCTGATAATCTCTAACTGCCAATCTGAATCAGCAAGTGGCCAATAGTTAGTTATTAACTCGTGATGAACTGGTGAAACAAACTGCCCGTTGATTCTTGATTTATCAAACCCTAACATACAATAGGCTTTTACTTTTGCTTCGGCTTGTTTAAATAATTCGTAATACTTCTCATCAGGATCGTCAATAAATATTAAACAATCCAGCGGCTTTATCTTCTCATTCGATTCCCAATTACATTTATTAGGCAACCAACCTAAGTCTTTGCCATGATCCGTATAGATAGTAACATCGTGGCCTAAGTCAGTAAGTACGTTACCGTTTTCGATCACTTCTCTGACAGATCCGAAAATACCACCTGTTCGTATTAGGAAACCGATTGTCATATTGCTAAGTTACGTTTCATTATCCCCTCCGTCATTCTCTTATGATACCCTCTTGTTATTCTCCCAATATACGGATCTAACAGCGAGCCGATATCAATCATAGTGCAATCTTCAGGGCCGTCATAGATTACCGGAACTGATAGACGGGATGCTGCGAATAAAAATACCGTATTCTTTGGCCAATCACCAAGATTATACATAACATAATCATAATCGCTGAAACAATTCCTTGATGTCACTTCTATGAACCCCCACGACTTATTAAACTTTAATTTCTCCCAATTACTAACCAACACAACATCTCGTTTCTGTAACGATCTAAAGAATGGAGCCAACTCACCCGCTTCTGAAGCGTTATGAAATACATCTGCATTAAGCCAGTTAATATCAGGTATGATAGGTTGAAACGCTGGTATAGTTAAACTGAATGGCTGCAAAGCGTTATAGTGAACAGGGTTTAAGTTATCAACTATTGATCTGATCTTATTCGTCAACTCTGGATAAACTTCATGCTCATTCTTACCGATTACAATATCACTGCCTAAGTAACAATGAAATTCACCATCACCGAAGCGAAGGAACTTAAAGTTCTCGCCAGCGTCTAAGCGGGAGCAGTAGAAAGATAGTGGGACGTTTTGGATTGTCATAGCTCAATCGGTAGCTCCTCCCCGGTTAATGCGAAGTAAAGGTTTTGGAGTTGGTGGAGGTGGCTAAGTTGAACTAAGAACTGCCTTTCTGAATTATCACAACTTGATGTGTTAAAAAAAGAATACCCCGATCCTGTCTCCCTTAATATAAAATCATTTTTTATATAATGCGTGAAATCTAAGAATGACGGCCATGCGTAGTACTCAAACCCCGCCTTCTCTAATATTTCAGGAGTAAGGGGGATGGATTTATAATCAGTTAATGGCATAGATATTCTATCACCCCTTTGGTTATATTCAGATATTATTTCATCTTCTTTTATCTCTTTAACGATCCCAAAAATATGTCTTGGGTAATCTGGATCAGATTGAACCCAATTCCCAATTCTTAACTCATTACTTCTCATACATTGATTTTCCTTTAAATATCTCTGCAATCACAGGCTGCACTATACCCCAACTACTAACACCAGTTGAGATTGAATTACGATCTTGCATGAACGCCTTCACATCTGTTTTTTTACTGATAATTTTATTATCCGGTATTAACTCACCTTCTATACCTAAGTAATTACAATACGCTGACTTCACAATTACATCATGTGCGAAATGTTCCATAACGTTCTTGAAGTCCTTACGGTAAACCAGGTTGTAATGCCCATCAAAATTCTTTGTAGTCTTACCGAATGACTGCAACTGCTTCAGTAACGGTCTTGCTCCTGATTCACCTACACTCGCAAGATCACCGTGGTAGTAATACTTGAAAGTAGGTGGCTCAAGTAAGAAAACATCATCGTTCATAAAATATATCTCATCAGTATATTCCAACGCTGCTAATATTTTATACTTGATAGTTAATTGTTTCCTGTTCGGTATATCCTCAACTCTAATCCAGGTTACATTATCAATCCAGTCAGGCAACTTACTACCAATAATCACAACTTCATTACCTCTGTAAAATCTTTCAATTGATCTGAGTGAGTAACGTAGTTCTGAGTAGTCAGATTGTGATTTAAGGGGGTAGGCGATAGTCATATAAAACGCTTGATTACGTTATCAGATTTACCTATAATTTTAAATCCTCTTTTCTTAGTAAGATGCTTTTTAAGTTTAGCATTCCAAACTTCTAATATCTTAAAGTCTTTGTGATCACGTTCACATGAAGCTTCAAACCATTGCATAACATCTTCAAAATGACCGTTACCTTTTGTGTCGTTTTCTATTGCTAAAATATCATAACTACTTTCAGTTGATTGCCAAAGTCCATGACAAGTACCAACCCTGAAGCGTTTAAAATCTTTACAAGCTGCGAATCCGGGTATTGGAACCCAATCGGCAACTTCAAAATCTAACTTATGCGCAGTGACCATCATTTATCATTATTACTTATTTCCTGCATATCCTTAATATCTCTAACGTTCCGAATATCCAACCCTTCACGTTTCTTGATCTCTATTGCCCAGTTAGCAGGAACTGAATAGATAGTTCCACCAAGTTGGATATAGTGCAACTGGTTTGCTAAGTTGTAAAAGAGTTTTATGGTAAGGAGTTTGGATGTCATCTTATATCGTAGCTCCTTATTTCAATCTTAAACAATGAATCAATTTTATCTATCGAACAAGTAGAAATCAATGTATCTGGTTTCTGATTATAGTACGGTTGCCAATCAACACCTTTAATCTCTGCTGTAACAGTTTTCAAATATATCCATTCAGTAGTAAATCTTTTACTGATTATGAAAACTTTCTTAGGCTGCTCTGGTATTGAAATATCTTCCCAACCTTTAGTGCAACTCATACACCCAATAGCAAACAGAATTACTATAACGATAAGCCAGCCGAAGCAACCTGATGATTTATATTTTGTTTCTATATGCATGATAGTTGAATTAATAGCCCCGATCACTCAGGGCTATCGGTTAAGATTCAGAATCAGGAATAGTTCCTTCAAGATCCGCTTTAATACTTGCAATCTTATCAATGATTGCTTGACGCTGCTCTGAAGTACCGCCATCAGCAACTTGCGCTTGCAAGTCAACAATAGTAGCATCCAGTGCATCAATAGCAGCTTTGATTTGCTCCTGTTCTGCATCCAGTGATGTTTGCAGTTCATCAACTTTGTCGCTTAGTTCTTGTAACGTAGGCATTTGATTTTTGTTTTTATTGTTAAGAAATAGTTGACTTGATATCATCGTTCAGCTTGTTCAGCTTATCCAGGATTTGTTGCTTTAGTTTTTCATCATCATCTTTTTTCAAGATGGCTAATATCTCTTTTAGCAACACAATAGCTTCACAATCCTTTTCTATGTGAACATGGATGTGAGTGTCTTTATCTAACATATCAGTATGACCCGTTAGCGATCTTCTCTGCATGGGCCGCAGCAGCTTTAATAGTTTCTACTTCAGATTTAATAGATTCGTTAAGAGCTGTAACAAGATCAACCCTTTCTTGCAACGGTAATGCTAATGCGCCTTTGGTAATACTTTCTACATTCTTAGGCGTTCTGGTTTTTTTAGTTTCTTCACGATGCTCTTGACCATGAATGATACTTACTTTTTCTGTTGTCATATAATTAATTTTAATAGTAAGGGCAGTACACTAAAAGTTGTGCCGCCGTCACCCGAAGATGGAGACGCAGTTAATGTACTACCTTTATTATCGTTATATTTTTTGATCATCTGCGGCACAATGCAGTTTTTAGAAATACTAAGCTATAAAATTAATTTGAAAGTAAAAAATATTTCTTTAACTTTAAATTCTTCATAGGATAACAATGAAAAACCATCAACCTCTGTTTCTACAGGGGTTTTTTAATTAGCTCTCTAATCTTCTTGTCAATAAGATCAGCAAATCTTTTAGCAACACGATAAGATAGTACTACAGTTTTTTCTTTCTTAGGTCTACCTGAACCTGGACGAGATCCGCCTCTTGTTTCTTTAGTCATAATAAAAAAAGTCGGAGCTTACTTGCGATTCAGCCCCGAACTCTAACTATTTATTTGTTTCCTGTAATGTTTAGCTCTTTAGAAATCTGGATGCCTAATTCAGTAAGCCAAGTTGTAGAATCTTCGCCATCGTCACGTGAATCTATCAAACCTTTCTTTTTAAGAGATGAACAAACACCAGAAAGCATTTTACCAGTTACTGAACAATTTATTGACCATGACCAAATTTCATCACCAAGTTCTGATCCGTAGTCTGAATTATTAATTCCTTCAAGAACTAATTTTTCAAGGTCTGTAAGTGTTAATTGAGTTGTCATTTTGTTAGAGTTTTTATTGTTATTAGAAAGTGTAAATATAGTAACCTTTTTGATACTTGTATACAAATTTAAGAAAAAGTTATTAACATTTTTGAATAGTATATTTACTACAAACATAAAGTCCCGAAGTAGAAACTCCAGGACTCTTATCAAAAAACCATTAAACCTTATCTATGAAAACTATTTACAACGAATCATCAATTTCTTTCTTCACTCTGATTACGTTTATGTTTATGATAGGTTGGATATTATTCCCGTCGTTATCTGTTACTGCGTTTTCAACTCGTTCGACGTAGCCACGTTTCTTTGCTAAATAAACTGAGCAGCATCTTTTCTAATTCTTGGATCAGGATCATCAAGTAAATCATCATGCACCTGTTCTGCTTTATCAACCCTTCCTTCTCTAATTTCTTGTAATACTTCTGGCTGCTTAGAAGCCCTGTCGTACACTGCCTGTCGTGTGTAATCTATCTGGTATCGGGACTCTATTGCTTTAGCTGTGCGACTGTATAGCCCGTTATTCTCACGTAGGATATTATAAAATTCATCATCAGTTAATCGAATATCACCCATTTTGTAAAGTTAAGTAAAGTATTTTTATGGTTGTATTCCAGCATTTGGATTATCAAACTCCCATTCAGAATCTGTATTCTTTTTCGCAGAAAAAATTGTATTCGCCTTTTTCTTTTCTTTTACTTTACTTTCCTTTACTTTAATAGCATCATTTCGCATACCGTTTGCATTGCTTTCGGATTGCATTGGCAATGCTTTCGCATCTTTCCAACGTATTAACGCTGAACTTCTTGCTAACTCTGTCTTTTTCTTCATTGACTGCTGCAACCTTACTGAAAAAAAATAATTTTTCTGAATTTTGAACAACCCATACCCATTTACGACCGCTTCGACCTTTTCTTTGCTAGTTCCCCATCTTTTTGCGAACGCATTGCAGACGGATAGCGGAAGCATATAATTTCGTTCCGACCGCAATTTTTCTATCAACGCCCAGAATATTCCATATCCTTCCATACCTAATTGATCTATCAATAACATACACTTTGGGTCATCTTGTGCATTACCATCGTGACTAAAATAATAGGCTTCTTTTCTCATGTGTTTAAATATTTACGAGTAAATGTATCGTATGAATATGTAGCAACTCCAAGATGTCCCAACCAGGAAAACCTAACTTTCTGTATATTGACATCAACTAAGTTTTTTTCATAATCCCTATGAATTGAAATTCCATTGTCAGCTTTATTAAAAAAATGCGCTGATCCTGATATATCATACATAGTAGGTATTAAGTGATTACCTTTCTGATCTTTCTGCATCTTTTTTGGATGCGCAATTAAAAAAACATGAACATCGTTACGGATAGCAAAATCTTTGATTAGTGATAGGGCCTCAGAAATATATTGTGTCTCTGTATAGCCAGCAGGAATTTTATGCTCAATATAATTCCAAGGATCAATAATAATTCCTTTAATGCCTGTTCTTAAAACTAATTCCCTGCACTTAGATAATATACCTTCAATAGTTACATCAGTCTGAGTGATGTCAATAAATGAAAAATATCTATCAGTTAATCTTATACCTTCTTCAAACTCATCTCTATTCATTCTATGCTGTGGATTCTTACGAAAGTTAAATGATAACCCAATAAACTTTTCCATCAACTTGGTTACATGAATTGCCGCCGGGTTTTCAAATGATAAGATAGTAAATTTCCAGTTATGATTTCGGGCAAGTGATGTGCATACCCAATCAATAAACTCTGATTTGCCAGAACCGGGAACACCAGTAACAACAGTTACCTGACCACCAGAAAAGTTTAAATACTGATCAAACTCACCAATACCAGCAGCGCATCCTTTAGGGTAGCCGTTATTATAATATTCTTCTACTATCGGGAATAGTTCGTCCATTGTTAAAACTCCATGCACAGGCCAGAGACGAGCCTCTGATATAATCTGTTGAACGCCTTGTTTGTTATGCTTAACTAAAACATCATTCATATCCTTGCAGCCCGGCGGGTATTGTATTTTATAACAACGATCCAACCCAAGCCTACGGGCTATTTCATCACGGACGTTATTACCTGGCTCATCATTATCGGTAGCAATAATGATCTTATCCTTGCCTTCAAACGATTGCCAGCAGTTATCTATGTATTTTAATTGTTGCTGACCTGTTCCGGCCCCATTAGGGACACTGACCACGTTTCTTATACCAGCTTCATGCAGTGACATTGCATCAATTTCGCCTTCGACAATAACAACCTCATTTTCGTTTTCAATTGAATCTATATTGTAGAAAATTAGTTCGGAGTTTTTATTTAGTTTGAAATCTTTGTCTTTGCCCCTATATTTTATATTGATTAATTCCTGGTTGCGGTAATAATTAAAACAGATAACAGGTATTTCTTTTTGTGCTTTAGGCATCCATTCTACTGCTTCGGTAATATTGAAATGCCTTACAGTTCCGGCAGATATATTTCGCTTAACGAAGTATTGTATTATATTATCTTTTGGTTGTTCTGTTCTCGGTATTGGTTTTTCATACTTACGTTTATATGTTTCTTCAATTTCGATATTAAACTTAACTGCTATCAACTTAATAGCTTCGATATAGTTTATGTTTTTAAACTCCTGAAGAAATGCAATTGCATCACCTGATTTACCACACCCGAAACATTTAAAGAATTGCTGTGTCTTATGCACTTTAAATGACGGGGTTTTTTCTTCGTGGAATGGACATTTACCAACCATATTTACCCCGTCTTGTTTTAGTTTTACATAGTCACTGATAATATCAATGATGTTTGCAGCGGCTTTTATTTCTTCAATGTTTGAGATCATTGCAAGGTGTGAGTATAAAAATAATCCCTGAGGTTTCGGCCGTCACAGTGACCTACTCCCTCAGGGAAAATAAAACGATTTCAAGCCGCTGTGACCCGGCATTATAAAGATACTAATTACCCATACAAAAAGGCATCTAACTGAAATAAAAAATCTTCAACACAAGTTACTATCCAGTATTGACCACCGCCTTTTTCAATGCGCTCCTTTTCCTTCCACTGGTGATCTTTCATTGTGTCACGGGTGTATTTATTTTTTACTTCAATCTCTATTTGCTTTCCCCGCAAACCACCCGCTAAATCTGCCTTGCCCTTCCTGGTTGATCTTACCGGTCGCTTCTCGGTAAATGATGCGCCTGATTCAGTCTTAACTATTTTTTCAGTCATCCTTGCAATAGCCTTAGTACCCGTCATGTTGCCGCCTAAAAAAATGATCATATTAGTACAATACTTTTCGATACCAGATGTTTTTTCTACATCAGGGTAAACAGGCGGCGGGTAATGCCCGGCTGATACTACTCCGGGCCTATTGGTTTTGTACCAAAGTAAGTGAGCTTCTGAATATCGTTGTTTCCAGTTCATAATAAAGTTTTATTACATTCTTCTATTGCTTTAAAAATTTCCAGTGCAATTTGGGGAACTATTGAATTACCTAGAGCGTTGTTTGCTTTTCTTCTAAGTCCAGAAAAGGTTTCTCCAACCAATCTTTCGGATACCCCATCATTTGTGAAACAAAGCGATGGTTCAGTTGGCCACCCAAGTTCGTTCCGCTCAAATCTATTTGTTTGGCCTGATGAGTTAACATTAACTGCATATTCCCCTTGAGTGATCCGGCTGCATCCTCGTTCGCCGATGGGGTCTGAAGCCATCCCATTACCAAATAATTCTCCAGATATATTTTCTGTCGTGATTCTGTCTGTTCTACTGTTGTTTTCCTTTCTTGTGACATTGGCGTGGGCAACAATCCATAATCTGTTTCTGAGGTGTACGGCGTTCTTACCGCAAGCTGGCAGTATAAGAGGTGGGAAAACTTCAAACCCCGCAGCTTTTTCCCAATTAAGTAAGCCAGGAACATTTTCCCCAACGATCCAGGTTGGCTGAATTTCTCTAATTGCTCTAAGCATTTCCGGCCAGAGGTGTCTGTCATCTTCTTTGCCTTTTCTTTTTCCTGCTGTTGAGTATGGTTGACACGGAAATCCTCCGGTAAGAATGTCGCACTCTCCTCTCCATTCTGTAAAGTCTGTTTTGGTAATATCTCCATAACTTTTTGCATTAGGCCAATAGTAATTTAAAACTTTTTGTCCGAACTCATTCCATTCACAATGAAAAACATTTTCCCACCCCATCCATTCGGCAGCAAGGTCAAATCCACCGATACCAGAAAATAGTGATCCATGTTTCATAATAAAGATAATTGTTTTGTTAATGGTCGTTTATTCTGATAACTGATCTCACTTTTAATATTCACACCACACATTTCTTTACAAGTTGAACACTTACCCATATAAGTCTTGCGGTTGAATTTACTTGCCAGTTGTTTCTTACCATTAAACACTTCTTCTTTTACATTAATAATTCCATCAGTTATAAACCTATTATTTTTTGACGGCCTAAACACCGTGTCAAGTGTTGATTCGTTTTTAAATAAGTTGTGCTGAATTTCTGCAAGCTGTTTGCCGATGGGGTTGTTAAGATTGAAGTCACATGATATAATACGCAGCACTGATTTACAGTAGGGCTTAATTCTGTTGTATTGGTCAAGTGATCGCTCTAACATTTCGTAATCATCCAATGCAGATACTGAAGTATTGATACAAATATTCATCCGGGACATCAACTGTAATTGCTCGTCGGTAAGTAAAGTCCAATGCCTGGTTATTATTATTATTTCAGTATTGCATTTTGATACCGTTTTCAAGATGTTAAATGTGTGCTCCCAATTTTCCGAAGGATCGCCACTTGCACCGATACGAATGAATGGCATTTTAATTTTAGTGATCTGGTTTAATATATCACGTTTATGCTTTTCGCTTTCAAACGATCTTAAAACTGTTGTACTGAAATCGTGCCCATATCTTTTAGCTGTTCGTGCTGCATAGCAATCGTTATAACAACCACCTTCGTTTGCAGCCAGCCCCGAAGCGCAACCCATTGTGGTATCAATGCAGTAAACGCCACGGCCATTCTGAACTAATGATATTTTAGTTGTGTAAGGTTTCACAGTCTGCCTATTGGCGGGTATAAATCTTTAATCTTAGAAATATCTCCTTTGTAAAATACCAGTATCTTTTGCTCTGTCTTTGGGAACTTCCTATAATTCAAAGTAACTTTTGCATGAGCTAACCTGGTAAACTCAGATTCAAGGTAAACGATCTTATTATAAATATGCAACCCCTGTGACTTAAAAAACAATTCATGCTCTGCCTCACAGCCATAATACGCCCCGTTCTTATCACGGCTATCCCCAGTCATTATTACAAAAAAACAATTATCATTCAGCATCTTTAAGCTATTGGCGTAGCCTTCAAATAATGTATCTCTAAACTCTTCGTATGTTGGCAAATTATTAAGTTCACCCTCTGGAATAATACCATCATAATCCAAATATTCTTCTACTTGGTAGTAAGGTGGGCATGAAAACATAAGATCGTATTTCTGTTTCGGTATGAATTTAGAGCTATCTGCTTTAATCCATTTTACATTTACGAAATCCTGGCAGATTGCATTGTTAGCGTCACATTGGTTTTGCCTGATCTCGGTTGCAGTGTACTCATAATTATTATCGCCACACACAAACCCCATCTGTACACCACCACCAAAAGGATTATAAACCCTTACTCCGTTTGTTGGCATAAACAATCTCAAAATTACCTCACAGGCAACAGGATCAAGAACAGAAGCGTTGCCATTAAATGACTTTCCTTTATTGTGTTTTACTTCGCCGTTTTCAACTGTATGATTTGCCAACACAATATTAGACATACCGTTTGCGCCCTGCCAACAACCGTCACGAGAGGCGAACTTTGGATTTTCAATTCCATGTTTTAGCCCAGCGGCTTCTATTTTTTCATTCCACTCTTTTTTCATCCGTAACCAATCAGCCCGTATAGTTGTCCATGCGTTTGTCATTGTTGCGTGGCAAAGCCTTTTCATTCGCACTTGTTCTAATGTACCGTACACCATATAAGCATACCCGCTTAACATTAGATATATTTTAAAACCAATAGCCTCAAACACTTTCGGGTTTTCAAGTATGTGCTTAGTGCTTACAGTCATTATCATTGGGTAACCGTCAACATTTTGTTTAATGATCTCATTCACCATTTGGCTATAAATCTCTTTATTCTCTTTCCCTAAAGCCATTGCTGATTGAAGTAAACAAAATTCTTTTACAACATGGTTGACCTGGAAAGTAAAGAAACCTGAAAACTCGTTGTTAATTTTTAAAACAATGGCAGAATGAATCTGCATATTCTTACGGGCTGCACGATATGCAACACCATCTTCAACGGCAAGTTTCGCAACCTGTTCTTCATAGCCTGATCCAATCACAGTAGGCAAGTGGATAAACTCTATTGCATCAGTTGGTAGTGGTTGCCAGAATTTAGGTTTCTTTTTTGTTGGTTTCTCTTCTGTAATAATTTCTGGCTCTATTTCTATTTCATCAAAAATCTGTATCTGTTTAAGCATCATAATAAATTTTCAATTTGAAGTAAACGTTGTTTATATTGTTCGTCAGAGAAGCAAAGATTTTCAACAGTCCTGAATGAGTGTATAGCTGTAGTATGATCACGACCTCCGAACAGGTTAGAAATATCAGTCCATGAACGAGTAGTATTTTTTCTGATCAAGTATATTGCTATCTGTCTTGCCTGAACTATTCTTTTATACCGATGGATTGAAAACATTTCTACTCTGCTGACATCAAGTTGCTCACCGACTATACGGATAATGTGATCAGCTAGTAAGTTCTTTATAAAAGTAGTTCCTTTCAGCATACCAGGAATTGTCCAGTAGTTTGTTGATGAGATGTTGTAGGTCATACGACGTGTATTTTAAGAAGTTCTACAACCTTGTTTTTAGCAATGTTAAAATCATCTTCGCCAACAAATTGCCACCCGTTAGTAAAGGGATTATACTGATCTAAGCTGACAATTTCAATTCCATAACTAAAGGAGTATGATTTAACAATCATTGCGGTCTTATCATCTAAGACTTTTGTAAAATGATTATCACCATTCTTTACATAGCATGGCATTTCTACATCAACTGATTTTTCGATTGTTTCTTGAATTACTCTTTTCATACCGCTTGAGTTTTAAAAGTTCCCTGTTTAGTTTTGAACATTGCTTTCAGTTTCTCATCTTCAGAGACAGTTGCTGCGTGAACGTCGTACAGTTGGCGAAGTTTAGTAGCTGTGTCCATTGAATCTACTTCGAGCTGCCATAAAGTGTAGAAGGCTTCAGGATCAAGTTCTTTATTATTCGGCACTGCGTTAGTATGCTGCTTAACTTCAACCCCTGTCTCGCACCACTTCAATATCACCTTGCCGGTTTTCTCAGTAATTACAAACGGATCTTTACCCTCAAATAAATTAGTACGATCCTTCGAAGCCATAGCCATGTGAGTATCTCTGTCAATATTTAAACTTACAGTTAACTCGTATTCCCAACCCTCACGCTGAATATCTTTCATACCCAATTTCTTCACCTTCTTATCATCGGTCATTACAGTTTCCATTTTACTACGAGTGCAAGTAATAATATGAACCGGGGCTTGTAGAACTTTATTAACGAACGAATCGTGACGGGGAGTTGTTTGGCTCCATGCTGACCAGGTATTACCCTTGAATTTAGACTGAGCCAGTTTCTCATTGATCTCTATACAGCCGCCAGTACCAGACCATTCGTGTGAGCTGCTATCAATAATGATACACTCAATACCACCGGATATACAAGCATCTATCGCTTCGTTATATCTCTCAGGTGTGTAGGGTGGTTGTAAGTCAATAGTATTAAAGTCGCCTAAGTGAGAGTACAGGGAGGCGCTGCCATTCTCTGTATCAATTACAGCTATCTTATCCCAAGATCCGATAAGACCTTTTGCCATTAATAACGCTGAGTAGGTTTTCCCACTGCCCGCAGGGCCGGATAGGTTCAGCCGTAGCTTTGATTTCTTCCGGGTCGCTTTTTGGAGTTGCATTTTGTTTTATAGTTTAATTATTAATAATCCAGAATTATGTTCATGTCAGCGATCACAAGTTTATCTAATGGCAATTCATAATAATACAAATCGGCTTTAAGATTTTCAACAGTTGTTTTAATATTTTCGGCTGCTGCTGAAATTGCTTTGTCGGCTTTTTCTTTAGTTGAAAAAACTCCGAATGGTTCCCGACTTTCATTCCATTGGTAATAAAATACTGTAGTCATTGTTTATAGTTTTAATTATTATAAAAATTTCCATTCGTACCCATTAATGATTTTATTTTTTCGGCAAGCAGATGAAATACTAGCTTGAAAACATCCAGCCCAATCAGCAGCGATTCTTTGATTAATAAATTCTTTAATCAGTACGCTATCTTTAAAAGCCCCAACCCTTTTACCATTGATTAATTTTATTTCCATTCTTTGTTTATACCTGTTATCTTCCCATGTTTTTACTTCTATATTATCAATAGTATAATCTTTTTTAAAGTTAATTCTATCAATAGACGGCTTACGATTTTTAACATACCCAGACTTCACCCACTCATTAAATAAACGATTAAACTTTTTATCATCAATAAACTTACTAATCAAATCTTCTAAATAGTAAAGCACAGGTCTCCTTTCTTTTTGGCCGTTATAAATATTGCAAAGAACGCCTCGTTTTGTTTTTCTGAATTTATCAGTAGCTTTTTTACTAACGATTCTGCCCTTATCAGAAGATTGATATTTCTTCATGCTTAATGAAGCAGCTTCCTTATGTTCTTTATAATAGCTCAATTGTTGTAGAATTTTTCGGAATCGTCATACTCTGATTCCAGTTTAGATTGCTTCGTAGTTATTATAGCGATCCATGAACAAAGCAGGATGTTGATGATGACGGAGAGAAGGAAGAGGTAGGTCATTTGAGTTGGTTTAAAGCATTAGCAATTAATTTAGCATTGGATTTATTTATTTCAAAATGTTTTTCTGGGTCTGCATAGCCAAAATCACATTTACAAATATGTTTATAAGCCGGGTATGGAGTGCCTATTGTATTTTGATACTCCATGATAACAGAAGTTAAATCATGCCCATCAACATGATAAATACCTTTATTTGGATTTTCTAATAACTTAATTTTATCTTTTAATTGCCTGTTTTCAATTTCAAGTTCTTGCGCTCTAACACTTATAATATCATAGGCGTGTGCCTTAGTGATATTTGTCATTGTTTCAAATAAGTTATCTGTTATCATGATATTTCATTTATACGGTGATTGAATTTTGACATTACATATTCACCACCAGCAAAGAACAGTTTCCAGCATTCCATCTCGCCTTTAATTTCTATTGATACATCGTACTTACCTAAATCTTCCGCTGGTGATATTACCATCTGATCTTCAAAGTTACTGCGAAGTGCTTCTAGTTGTTCGGGCGATACGTTTGTTAATTGGATTTGCATAATTGATAAGTTTTGACAAATATAATACTTGTTTTGATACAAACTAATTTTTTTAAATAATTTTTTTATTTAAAAGTAATTGCTATATTTACATAAATTATTCATTATGGATTCTATTAAAGATTATAAAAAAACTTTGATGGTTGCGAAGAAAAACGCATCTATCTTATTAAGAGGATTGCCAGAATCTAAGTTAATGGAAGTAGCTTCTCGTATCAACGTAAGCTATTCTACTATTTATTTATATAAGTCTGGCAAAGGCGAAAACCTTGAAACTGCTATTAAAATTATTGAAGCACTTAAACCATAACACTATGCCCGACACCCAACGCCCCTCTGACTGGATCTTACCTAACTACACTAAAGTAACTAAGTTAGATTACTTCGGCAAACCATACGAAGCCTACGAGCGAATCAAACACGGTCCAGACTACGGTAAGTTATGGTCTGGATTCAGTGAACAATTCCGCTCACAACCAACCAGGGATATTACCAACCGTAGTGGATCTTACTTACCTCCGTTAGATCAGATTGAATTAATAGAAACTAAAACTGATGAGATATGACACAAGACAAACCTACTATTAAAATAAAAGTTGAATTACCTACAACTTCGGAATTATTCAAAAAGCATTTTCCTCATGTTTATGGAGGGGTAGGAATTTGGATATTTCACCCGAATGTGGAGTCGTTCTTTGAAGAACTTAACCAAGTGTGCTTAATAGAAGATGCTTTAAAAACTATCACCCAAACCTACAAACAATAAAAGACTATGACTAAGGAAGAACTTGGAAAATGCCAAAAGAAAAAATGCAAAGGGAACTACATCTCATATTCTTTTGCGGGTATTAATTCAAGCGGGATAAATTGTTATGATGGAAAATGTAACAAGTGCGGTGATTTAAGGTGCTTGCCAAGTCCATTCTCATTATGGTATAGAAAATATCACTCACTTAAAAACCAAAGACTATGATACCTACTATTGAAGAGTTTATAGCTAATGAATTATGCGACCACGAAGATGAATCTGGAAAGTATTATCGTGGCGATACAGTAGCTTTTATTATGACCAAATATGCCGCCTCCCTCAATAGGCAGGGATGGGATGACGAAGATATGCTTTCAATAATGGCTTACTATGAAACTCATGTTAAAGGAGCAACGCTTGTTGGTATCCTAAACAATTTCAAAAGATGTAGAGAGAAATTCGGCAAAGCAAAGATTTATGATATAGCAGCAACAAAAAGATTGTGATTGGATGCCACTACCAAAAAAACCAAGTATATGAGTAAGAAAAATTTAAGCAATCTGATTCATAAGTATAAAGAAACCGGAATCTGCGAAATATATGTTGACAAGGTTGTTGATGTTTGGGATGATGATTGGGGCATTAGTCAATACCATGAAGAATTTAAACTTTGCCACAACAACCCAAAGGCAGATAATTTTACAAGAACAGATTTCAAAATTGTTATCTCAAAACAACAGGCTCACGAATTAATTGGAAAGATGAATTTGATTGACGAAAGAAGCACCGTATTTAATCATGGAAGAATTTGGAAATTGAATAAACCCTCAAACATTTAATCATGGAAAATAATAGGCAGGGATGGACGAGGGCAAGTGGTCAATCAAAAGAAGACGGATGGTTTTATGATGCAGATTTTTTAAGAACCATTACCGAAAAAGTAAATGAACAGGAATGGGGTGAAACTTTATCAATGGAAGAAGTTGAAGCTGTTTTAAAAGTTGTAGAATCAATGCCACTACCAAATAAACCAATTTAAAATGTTAATGACTTGGCAGACTTATAAGAAAAAATTTAACCCAGATATTTATTCTGTAAGGGATAGTACAAAAGGATGGATAAGAACCATAGTTGCTCCGACAATGAGAAATGCGGGTTTTTATAAAACAGGCCACGAAGATATTATTACGGATTCAAGAAAACCAAAGCAGATAGTATTAGATGATTTTAAGGAAATAGTTGATAAGTCAGAATTGGTTGTCTATTTCGTTTACCACCCAACGGCCAGTTATGCGGGATATTTCACAGCCCTTGAAATTTATTACAAACCATTCAAATAAACCCTCAAACATTTAATCATGGAAAATAATAATAGGCAGGGATGCAGATGGACGAAAGAGAAGCCGGAATTTAAAAAAGAATGTGTTTTAGTAACGGCAACAAAGTATAACAGGAATATCGAAGCGATAGATTATTATTATACCATTTGGCAGATCAAGCAAATTGATGGCGAAGATGAAGACGGAAATACTGCGTGGTATTGGGGCTTGCTTAATGGCGATGGTGAAGAATATGGTGCACTTGAAGATTTGCGAGCAGATTATTACAGAATAATTTCCGACCCCGAATCCATAGAACCCTGTGCTACTTCTTCAGAAAATTATTGGAAGAAAAGATGTGAAGCGGCTGAAAAGATAGTTGCAATAGCTGGAATTGTTGATTGTGCTGGTTACGATCAGTGGCAAAAATTAAAAACAATGAGCGATAATTACCCATCGGGCATTTCTGAAATATACCCAGAAGTAACAGGATTTTTAAACTCGTTGCCAATATCAAAGTATCAAAGAAAAATACTTTATCGTGCTTTAAATCAGAAGCCGGAAACCAAACTCGCTAAAGAATGGCGGCAGTTGTACGAGGGTATGTTTGATGAATGGGAAGAACACCATAAGGCCTTAGAAGAAATAAGAACAATAGCATTGAATGGATATATTTCTAGTGGATGGCAAAAAGTTATAGAGATAACAAACAAAGAATTAAATAAACCCTCAAACATTTAATCATGGAAAATAAATCAGCAATAGACACAAGTAATGATAGGTACGAAGTTCGCAGATATTTTGATGGCCACTATGAAACCACTACTCACACAGACTTAACACTTGGTGAGGCAAAAGATATTTCCGAAAAATTAAACAAGCAACCAAGAGCCTATGTCAATCATTCGATACATAAAATTCACAACACCCAAAAACAGTAATCATGGAAAATAATAATAGGCAGGGATGCAGATGGGTGAAAGCAAGTGAACGATTGCCGGAAAAATTTGAAGTCCTTCATTTAAAGATTCACAATTCGCCATCGTTTATGAACGTAGGTATGTACTCTAAAAAGAATAATTCGTTCAAGGTTCAAGATGATAATTATTCAACCGCTACATCTTATCCAATTGAAATTGTTGAATGGCTTGACGAATCCATAGAACCCTGTGCTACTTCTTCAGAAGCGGTTGAAATATTAAAAGAGTTGTGCCAATTAAAGCATTACAAAGACACAGTAGGCAAGGATTCCGTTTATGAAAAATCACAACCTGAAGCATGGAAGAAAGCTAATGATTTTCTTAATTCAATAATAAGTAACGCCCCCTCCCCCACAGGTGACCGAGACTGTGAGGAGTTGAAAAAGGGTCTGGAAGAAATGATGAGTAAGATTAATGACCTAATTGATTACACCGATGGCATACCAAGAGAAATGGCTCAAAAACTACATTCCAAAGCCAAACAACTTTTAAACAAACACCCTTGATGCAAAAGAGTAAAAATTATTTAGCAAACGGACGTGGTACTATTAAGCCAAAGTTGCGACGCTCCGTTCATCACCTGTAATACCATTTAACAATGATAGAAATTAAAGACTATCTGCATTTATATTTGGGATGCGTGGTTGAATCAAGCGTTCCCGGTGATGGAGTGAAAGAAAAGTTTATCCTAAATGAAATAGATAAAGGCATTTTAATGCTTGCTGAAAATAGGTGGATTAAACCCATCCTTCGCCCACTATCCGATATGACAGAGGAAGAAGAAACCGAGTATTTGAAAATCTTTCCAGAATATGAGGACTACCAAAGACTGATGTGGGAAACACAAATTTTAATGGAAGGTGAAGGGACAAAATATTTACTATCAAAATCATTCGACCTATTCAACTTAATTCCCGAAGGACTTGCATTAGATAAAACTAAGCTGAATAGCGAACCGAACGCACAAGGGAGCGTCGCAAGTAAAGCCCAATAGTAGCAATGAAGCTGATAAATATAACCCCTCAAACAAAAATAAAAAACAATGGAACAGATACCTACCGAAAAAGATAGTATAATAGAACACATGAAAATGATTAACTATTTAAAATCGCTTTATAGCGGTAAAAAGTTTTTTGTCGAATGTTATCCAACTGATACCAATGCACAATGTTTCCCTAATTCCAATCGTGCAGTAAAAGAAATTGAATTGCCATACTTCAAATTACACGATTTGCTCACAAAGGAATGTGAAGGGAAGGAGAAAGAAATAGCTGAATTGAAAAAGAAATGGATGGAATGTTTTACAGAATCGGCATTAATAATTTTAAAAAACAAAGCCAAAATCTCAGAGCTTGAAGCAGAGAAGGCTGAACTACTGAAACGCTGTGGAAATTGTATAAATCCAGATACAGGCAAACCATACTTCTCAACAC